GTAAGGGACGGTCAGCCAGATTGCTTGGCTCGCGGCCGTGGCGACGGTGCCGCCCATGACCCATCCAGATCCAACACCCTCACCGATCAACTCGTAATACCGCAGGCACCGCGCGAGGTCGTCCGCCGGGTGCAGCGGCACGTAATCGGCTGGCTGCGAGCCGACCACCAGATTGGCGTTGTCGACGTAGGCGGTACAGGATGCCGCGAAATAGATTCCCACGCGAACGTCCGTCGCTGAGGCGCCAACTGCCAGGGTTGCAGTCAATGTTTCATACGTGCCGCTGCCGCTATGGTTCGTGCTACTTTGCGACGACCCGCCAGTACCAAACAGCACCACTTTGACAGCGTTTGCCGTCGAGGTCCGCACCCGAACCGACACACTGACAGTCTTATTCTTGAGTTGCTCCAGTCCCTCCCCTGCTCGCGCAAACGCCTGGACCAGGCTGGTATTGCCGCCACCGGTCCCGAGCGTGAATGTGCAAGCCGCGCATGCCAGGCTATTATCGACATTCGTCGTATCGCGACTGACTGAAAGCGCATCAGTGCCAACGGTTACGGCATTCCAACGGTCAGCCGTCCAGGCTCCTGCAACGGCTCCCGTGAACGGTCCATTGCCGCGCTGCCAGATCTCGAAGCCCCCGTTCGTTAGTAACGAGGCCCGCCCGACGTCGCTCGCAAGTTTGGCGTTGGTGACGGTGCCGTCCGTAATCGCCGTACCCGGGATGCTGCCCGCTGCTGGCGAGACCGGGCCGCCCTGGTGCGCCCCGCCGTGGGTGTGCCCGGTGACGTTGTTGAAGAGCCCGTCCAGCGTGCGCAGGCTGTTGGCCAGATTGATCGTCAAGTAGTCGGCGTTGTCGTCCGCGTCGACCGCCGTGCTCAGGTTCAGTTCTGTCGTACTACCGCTCATGGCACCTCCTAGAAATGCCGCATGTCGCTGATGGCGAACCCGCGTGTGGAGCCGATGTTGGTGCCGCGCGTGCGGCCGATGGTCCCGTAAATGCCAATCAGGCCGAACTGTGTGGCCTGGACGTCGACGGCCCAGCCCTGACCGCCGCGCACGGTGTGAGAGACCATGCGCTCGGTGTAGTCGAAGATGGCCACGTCAGAGATCGTCTCGTCCGGGAACTCCAGTGCGGTGGTCGCCGGCGCGGCAGCTGCCTGGATGAGCAGGTCGCGATAGAACCGCCCAGGCTTGCGCACCACCGCGCCGTCTCGGCGGCTGATCATGTCGCGGCAGTCCACGGTGAAGGTGAAGTCGCGGCGGAAGGCGGGCACCAGCCGCTCGTGGAGCCCGACGCCTTCCAGGATGGGCGAGTCGGTGGGCGTGCCCTGGAGACCGATCATGCACTCCAGCGCCACGCCCGCGATGGGGCTCGGCGCGTCCTGGCGCTGGCCGTTGTAGGTGAACGGGTTAGGCAGGCTGATGAAGTCGCCCGAGGGATCGGCCACGGACGGCCCGGCCCAGCCCCCGCGCTGGCGGTAGCTGATCGTCACCCGCGCGCTGGTCGGGAAGTACGGACCGAACACGGACCAGCCGAGGGTCTGCTTGGTGTCGGCCTGGAACATATCCGTATGCAGCGGCATGACGATGTAGCTGGCGTCACTGGTGTATTCGGCCCCATTGCCCGGCACGAGCGGGAAGGAGACCAGCTTGATCCAGTCGTAGCTGCCATCCTCGAAGCCAACGTACAGCCGCGCGTCAGTAGGAACGCTGGAGACCCACAGAGCGGTGACACGTCGCCCCGTGTATCTGACCAGCGCCCCGTCCCACTGGTTGCTGAACGCGAACTGGGTGCCCTGCTCGCCCTGGGCGGGGATCCAGTTGCCGTACGTCAGCAGGTAGCTGTTGCCGTTGCCCTCGTTGTAGATCGCCCCGAAGGCCATCTGGCTATTCCAACCCGCGAAGGCCTGCACCGGCCCGCGCACCTCGCTGAGGTTTTGCAGCTGGCGCCCTGGTCCCTCGGGGCTGAGCACCATGCCGCCCTGGACGTCCAGCTTCCAGAACGCGCGCCCCGCCCGGAACCACAGGCTGCCCTGCCAGGCAGCTGCCGTGCGGCCATTGGTGGGATCGACCGTGTTCTCCAGGCCGGGGTACATATCGTTGTCGCTGCCGTCCCCGTTGATGGTGAACACATCACCATCGGCCTTGAAGATCACCAGGCGATTGGTCGTCTGGCGTAGCGCAGTGATCTTGATGCTGGGCGTGCCGACCAGGATCGGCCCCGACCAGCTGCCGGCTACCTTGGGATCGTTGGTCACCTTGCGCAGCATGCAGGCGTTGCCATCCGCCGCCCACAGTTCGTCCCCGAGGCGGCACAGGAAGTTGGGCAGGAAGCCAGCTGGTAGCGCGCAGGGAGTCCAGACGCTGCCGTTGAACTCTTCCAGCACACCGTCGTCCCAGGCCACGTACAGCGCGTCCACCGCGCCGCTGTAGGCGCCCGTAAAGCGCACCGCGTCAGTCGCGATGTGGCCCGCTCGCGTGCGACTCACCACCTGGCCGGCAGGAGTGTCATCGGCGCGGCGCAGCACGTTGGCACCCGCCAGGATGAACAGTGCCAGCGCGCCACCGTTCAGCGCCTCAGCAAACATGCGGATCGAGCCGCTAGTGGTGGGCATGATCTTGTGGCTGGCCGGACCGAGACCGAACAGGCCGCCGGTCACCCAGCAGTTGATCGCGAAGTGGTAGCGGTGGTCCGTCCGGCTGGACTGCACGCTCTCGCCGAAGCCGCCGGTGGGACGGAACTCGAACGTGTGCTCGCGATAGATGGGCGCCGAGTCGTACGCGGCCTGGGGCGGCAGGTTTTCTCCGAGGTTGTGCTGCTTCTTGCCGACCAGCAGGCCGGTGGTATCGCTGGCCACCAGCATCAGCCCGTTGCGGAAGATGTTGGCGATCTTGACCGAGCGCAGGTTGCCAATATTCGTTGGGCGCAGTGAGCCGATGGTGTGACCCCTGGACGTGCCGATGTTCGTAATGACCTGCGGCGTCTGCTGGAGCGACAGTCGCATATCCCAGGGATACGGACGTCTGCGGCTACTACTGGTCGGCATCAGGTGGTGGTGTTGTCGGTCAGGAAGCCCTGATTTGCCAGACCCGTGATCAGCTGGTCCAGCACATAGGGCAGGCTGCGGATGGCGTGCTTGCGGCCGGTGAGGGTGAACTTGGTTGGCGTCCAGGCTGGACCCTGTGGGCCTTGGGGTCCCTGAACTCCAGCAGCGCCAGTTGGTCCCTGCGCACCCTGTGGGCCTGCGGCACCCTGGGGGCCCTGCACCCCGCGCAGGTTCCCACGCAACGTCCAGACACTCGGGCCGGTCTTCTCGTAGTAGTCGCCCACAACTGAGTCAAGATACCAGTCACCGACAAGACCGGTGGCGCCGAGCGGAGCACCACTCCCTGTGTACCACTTTGACCCAGGAATGCCTTGCGGTCCCGTACTACCAGTAGCACCTGTCGCTCCCGGAGAGCCTGTTGCCCCCGCAGCCCCCTGCGGACCTGTAGCCCCCTGGGCACCCTGTGCGCCCTGCGGACCCGGTAATCCCTGCGGACCCGGCGCGCCCGGATTACCCTGTGGCCCCTGAAGACCAGCAGCGCCCGGATCTCCCTTTGGCCCTTGAGTACCGGTTGCTCCCGGCGTACCTTTGATGTTGCTGATCTGAGTCCACGGCATTTAGGAGGGCTTCCTATGACCAGTGAATGGGTCTTGTTGAGGGATTTGGCCGAAGAACTGACTATGTCTGCGGATCATCCTGATCGCTGGAGTATTTGGACGGCGGCAGGCTTTCGCCCAACACGTCTTCCAATCGCTAGCAAGACTGGCGTGATACGTCGCTGGGCCGTCACAACTGAACAAGCGCAACGGGTACGTGAATTGCTCGCCTCGGCTGTTGTTATCAGCTGAAGACATACACGTTTCCCGTCAACGTATCGAGATAAAGGTCTTGTGGAAGCGCATCCGCAAGCGACCCGCTCGGCGGACCTTGCGCTTGCCACCACATGCTCCCTCGTAGCCCCGGACTTCCTTGCTGCCCAACAGGTCCAGGAATGCCCTGGGGACCTGGTAAACCTTGTGGACCTGGAGGACCCGGTGGTCCCTGGTTCCAGCTGGTCGGACCGGGCGTGCCAGCCAGCAGGTTGCGATTGACCACGGGCTCGGCGCGCGTCACCACGGGCTATTCACCCAGCCGCCGCCTGCCACGCCGACACGTACCACGGTGTTGAAGCCGATCTCGCGCGGGCGCGTCGGACCGTAGATCTGGGCCAGCCGCGAGAACTCCTGCGCGGCCTGGTCGCGCGTAGGCTGGAGGTTGCCGGCAGCTGCCTCCTGCATCCAGTCTGGGAACAGGTGCCAGGCCTCAATGTGCGCGGCTGCCGCCGCGTAGCTGAGGGGAACCTCAAGCACGTCGTCGTCCTCGGTCGGGCCATCGGAGTCGACGCCGTTGACCAGCGACCAGGCCGGTCGCCAGGTGTCGACCCAGACCGCCATCGGCAGGGCCATGCCGTGGGTGCCGCTCAGGATCAGGTGACCCTGGCGCGTGTACGTGTCGAAGGGCGCGTCCTGGTAGGGACCAATCCAGCCGTAGCGCACCCGCGCGACCTGCCAGGGATCGGTCAGCCAGGGGAATTGGACGGTCAGGTCGATGCCCCCGTACGGAGCCGTGGGTTGGGCCTGGACGGTGTCTGGGAGAAAACACCGCGCCAGGCCGGCCCGTACCGCTGGCAGCAGCTGCTGGTCAGGATTCAGGTGGTGGAACTCGATCCACTCGCCTGGTGACGGCGGTACGCCCCAGGGGCGGTCGGGGAACACCCGCCCCTGCTCGGGGTCGTACACGTCGACCGTGCGCTGCTTGTCGACCACGTCCATGCTGACGGGCGTGCCGTCGACCGTCTCACCGCGCCGCAGCATCCACAGGTTGGTGGGTAGGTCCGAGTCGATCTGCGTGCGCAACTCGGGGAAGTTGGCGAAGGTGAACTGCGCGGTGTTGGGCACCTGGCGGTCTGTGAAGAAGCGCCAATACGGACCCACGCGCTGGGCAACCTCCTGCTCCAGCTTCTCCAGCGTGATGCTCATGACGTGCGGAAGGTCAGGTCCTGGGTCATGGTCACGTAGCTACCAACCGTGACCGAGATGCGGTAGTGGTACAGCGTGCCCGTGGTCAGTGCGGTGAGATTGGCCACAATCGCACCGCTGCCCGCAGCTGGCGTCGCGTTCTGGTTGGAACCGTAGGCCGTGGTCGTGCCGTAGTTCACCACCATTGCGGTGCACGCCTGGTCCACGATCCAGTTGACCGTGGCCGTGGTAGTGGCAATCGGCGCGACGTAGATGCCCCGGATGCGCGCCCCCAGCGGCACCGCCTTGCCGGTGAGGATCAGCTGCTGGACGAACGCTTCGTCGGTGAGGTTGGCCTGGTGGTCCTTACCGTAGAACGTGGTGGGCGTGACCGAATCCTGGACGGGACCGGCCATAAAGATGACGTTGGTCATGCCGCTGGCGCGACAAACGGCTCGCGCGCCGTCTCTTCGGTGACGCCCGCCGGCAAGCCAGTCGGGTCGGTGATCTCCGCGTAGCCACGCATGCGCAGCTGGAGCACGTACTCGTAGTCGGTCTCGTCAAAGTCAGTCTCGTGATTGGGGCCATAGACCACACCCTCGTGCCCTGGACGCGGGTCGTACGCAACAGCCAGAAAACGGACTCGCGACATCAGCGCCTCCTCGCCCTGGTCTTGGGCTGGTCCTCGTCCTCGTCGTCCTCAGCCTGGGGACCAGGGGGCGTGGCCGTGGGCTGCACCTGGCCGACTTCCTCGCGGCCGACTACATCCGAGTAGTGGCCCTCGGCGGCAGCTGCTGCCAGCGTCTGCTCGGTAGTCAGCAGCGTAACCTTGCCCATTGCCCGCCACTCGGTGGCCTGCTCCACGCTGACGTCGAGCACGTCGTTGATTTCCAGGTGCTTGTCCTCGTAATCCAGCGGAACCAGCGCGCGTACTTCAGGCATTCTTCTTGCCTCCTTTCGACTTGCGCGCGGGCAGCTTGCTCTCCTTGACACCCTTCAGCTTCTGCTGGGCCTCCTTGGGGTCGAAGCCGGGGACGCCACCCCCAGCTGCGGCTCCGAAGAATCTGGCCTGCGCTCGGCTGACGGGCTTCTTATAGGGGCGCCCCCCTGGCATCAGGGTTAGCCCTCGCCGCCGGTAGCTGCCTTCTGCTGGACGACAAAGAAGGGGTATCTGCTGGCTGCCGTGGGCTGTTGGCGGTTGACCGGGTTGGGAATCGCCCAGGCAAATCTGGCAATCACCCGCAAGGCGACCATGTCCTGCTGCATCAAGTTAAATTGGATCACGGGCGGCGAGCCCGCATCGGTGATCACGCCAGTGTCAAAGAGGTCCATCGAGATGTCTTCGCGGATGGCGAGCATCGACTGATCCCACTGACCGCCGATCATGCTGTAGCCAGCCGCGCCCGTGGCGAAGCTCGAAAAGCCCGCGTTGGAGAAGATGATCGGCTCACCGAAGAGCATGCCAGTGTTGGCGGAGTCTTGCGGCCCCACGTCGTCGCCGTACATGAGGAAGCCCTTGGTGGTGTCGCGCATGCCGCGCAGCTTGGCCTTGACCTGGCGGCGGGCCCAGAAGCCGGTGACGTCGAAACCGTCCGCTTCCACGGTGGCCATGGCGTTGTTGACGTCATCGAGGAAGTCAACCGTCGAGGCGCCCGCGACAACGAGGTTGCCTGCCGCGTTGGCAGCGGTGACGATGGCCGTGGGGAAGCTGGCCGGGGCGTTGGTGCCGAAGAAGATCGCGTCGTCCAACGCGAGACCGAAGGCCTCGGTGACCTTGGGCTTGACCTGGGTCCAGAAGTCATAGTCCAGGTCATCGAGCAGGGCCTGGGCGATGGGCAGCACCACCGCGATCTCCTCTGCGTTTAAGTACACGTTGTCCCAAGCCATTGACGTTGTTTGCTTCATGCCCCGGTCGCGGGCGTCGAGTGAGGCGCCAGTGAGCCAGTAGGCGGTGGGCAGCGTGGTGTTGACCGGGATGCGCTGCTGCGCGCGGCGCATGTTCACGTGCGGCATCAGCTGCATGGCCGCACTCTTGACGACGATGGACTGGACGATCTCCTTCTGGACGTCCTCGGGGATAAGCGGCGACGTGCCTGGGGTGACACGGCCCGCAACTGAATTATAGGGCGTAGAGTTACCCTCCTAACTTGCTTCAGGCATACAATGCCTTACTGTGGAGAGATGGATACCAATCGTCGGCTGGGAGAGCTTCTACGCCATTTCTGACGCGGGCAACGTCTACAGCTACCGACGGAAGAAGGTGTTGGTTGGTTTCAGAGGCGGAAAGGGGTATGTGCAGATCACACTTGCCGACATTCCTCGACGCAAACAGCGGAAGTACATCCACGCGCTGGTCGCTGAAGCGTTCTTGCCAAGCAGACCTGGCCCTCGATTCGAGGTGAATCACATCAACCTCGACAAGACTGACAACCGAGTCGTCAATCTTGAATGGGTCGCCCATTCCCGGAATCAAGCCCATGCCGCATCGCGCAATCGCATGCTGAAACTCACACAACGCAAGCTGACTGCAGATCAAGTGCGCCTTGTCCGAGTCACGCCCCCAGGCAACGATCATCAGTTCGCTACCCAGCTTGGTGTCTCACGCAACGTACTTTGGCGAATACGGAACGGCCTTGCGTATCGAGATATTGTCTGAACCCTCCTATGCGCTGCGGTGCTGACGCATGTTTCCCCGCAGCAGATCGCTGACACTTCGGTCGCCCGCAGACGGTGCCCCGCCGCCGAAGAACTCCGGCTCGGAAACACCCCTGCGGAACTCACTCAAGACTTGCTTACGGAAGGCTTGATTGCGCCGAAGCTTGGCCTCGGCGTCTCTGGCGCCTTCCTCTTTCCAGTGCTTTTCGAGAGCCTTGAGGCCCTCGGTCACGATCAGCTTGCGGCCATCCAGCCCGGCGCCCGCGCCCTGCATCGCCAGGATGCGGTTGCGCTCGGCCTCCGGTAGAGACTGCACCAGCGGATCGAGGGTGTACCGATCATGCGTCGCGCCGATCTGGCCGAACATGCCTGAGACCTGCTGGTCAGACATGGCGTGCTGCTCGGCGTTGCGTTCCTCTTCGGCGTACGCCCAGGGATCCTCGTCGCGCAGCTTGCGTCGCCGCTCAGCATTGGCTTGCTGGAGGCGCTTCTGCTCGCGCCGGTCGGTCTCGGCCTGGACCCGCCTATCAAGCTCATCCTGGCTCAGGGTGATCTGGGACGCCTGCCCGGTCGCTGCTGGTTCCTGATTGGAGTCCTGCTCCTCCTCGCCCGCTCGCCTGCCGCGCCAGAGGCGCTGGAGCCAGGAAGTGTTCTGCGAAGGAGCTTCGCTCCGCTCAGAAGCCGCTGGCTGCGAGGAGGTATCCGCAGGGGCCTGCGCGTCTGAAGGAGCTTCTGGTTGTTGAGGCTGCATCGTAACGGATTCCTTCTAGGACTGGAACTGGTAGGGCGACGGGATGTACCAGGGCACCGGCGTGAATGGCTGGGCCGGGGCTGGCGCCGGCGGCATGCCCAGCGTCGTGGCGGGCGAGCCCACTGGCGGGGCCGGATTCGCGGCCTGGAACGCGCTGGTATAGAGACCAGGCGAGTAGGGCTGCGGGTTCAGCGGCGCATTCGGCATCTGCACGCTGCGCTGCGCCACCTGGGCGGCGGCATCTTGCGCCTGGCGCTGCTGCCACGCGCTGTAGTCGAAGTACGGATCGCGATTGACCGGCGTGATGCCGCCCGGGGCTTGGGTAAAGCCTGGATCACGATTGACTGGAGTAATGCCACCCGGCGGCAACTGGGTAAAGCCCGGATCACGATTCACTGGATTGATGCTCCCGGCCGGCATACCGCCCTGCGTATAGCGCGTCATGTCCAGCTGGTCCGCGATGTTGGCGCTCTGGGCGGCACCCAGACCGGTCGGGATCGGCTGGCCGGTGACCTTCTGCGCGGCCGTGGGGCTGATGTGCGCCAGCGCCCGCGCGGTGGCCTGGTCGTAGATGTCGCCCCAGTTCGGCTCCTGGTACTCGACGGCATTGCGGATCTGGTCGGCGCTCATCGCCTGCGGGAACTTGCCCGAGGCGAAGGACTGCTGGATGTTGGCCAGCGCATCGGCGTAGCCGGGACCCGCGCGGTGCTCGCCAGCAGCTGCCGTCAGTGCCGCCCGGCCTGCATCCTGGGCCACCGTCAGGTTCTGGCGGGCCTGATCCTCCTGCTTGTACTGCTGCGCCAGGTTGATCTCGTCCTTGGCCGGCTGGATGTTGTCCTTCCACCAGTCCTGGAACTGCTGGTTGGCCTGGTCTTCGGTGAGCACCCCGGAGACCACCTGGCCGTGGAGGTCTTGCTGCTTCTGGGTGGCATAGCCCTGTAGCTGGCGGATGCGGTCGCTGATGTTGGTCGGCTGCCAGTTGATATTCCGCTCGGGCGGCAGCAGCTGCTGGGTGGTCGGGTCACGACGCTGGGGCAGGAACTCGCCGGTGCCGGCGCCTGTGACCGGCTCGGGCTCACGGATACCAGGGATCTTCTTAACCGCTGGCGGCTCGCCATTCGGGCCAGTCTCGTAGGTGTAGCCACCGTTGCCATCGGCGGTCACCTGGATCATCGTGTCCGCGCTACCCGGCAGCGGCAGCCAGTACTTCTCGCCCTTCTGCTTCAGCGCTCCTAGCGCTCGCTGGGTCGCGGGGTTGACGGCCTTCTGCGGAATGTCGTCGTCATGCCAGTCGCCGTTGTGGAAGGTCTGCTGCTTGGCGTAGCCACCGCTGGCGTCGACCCACTGAACGTCACCCTCTTTCGGCTGGGCGATGCCCGTGGCGGGCACCAGCTGGCCATTGGGGTCCGTGACGTAGACGTTGTGGCCGATGGTGGTCGGCTTCTGCTGGACCGGCTCAGAACCGTAGCCGGGGATCTCCTCCGGCTGTTGGGTCTGGGAATTCAGCCCGACATAGACGAGCTTGCCGTCTTTTTGGACCTGCTTGACGCTGCCTGGTACGTAGCGGTCGACCGGGACCTCGGGCGCGCCAGGAATCGGCTGGAGCGGCTGCCCCTGGGGGTTGGTGCCGACCCAGACGAGCTTGCCGCCCTGCTGGATCTGCTTGACGTCGTTCCAGCCCTGGAGCTTGCCGAGGCCCTCGGGTGAGCCGGACATCTTCTCGAAGGCGCCCGTGCCGGAGTTGGTGCCCCACAACTCGACGTGGCCGTCCGCAAAGGGCAGTTGCTGGACGCCGGTGTAGCCGGGGTTGGCGTTGTCGACCTTGCCGCCGACGTCGCGGCCGGTGATGTTGTAGTTGTATTGACCGTCCGCCCCCGGCGCGGACTTGGTCATGTGCAACTTGACCAGTTGCCCGGTCTTGGTGTTCACAACACCGATCTGGTAGTCATCGCCGCCCTGGACGATGAACGGCTGGACACCGTCCTGCTCGTTGTTGGTCTGCGCGTCGTAGTCCGGGTTCTTGACGTACTTGCCCGGCGCTGTGGGGGTGTGGTTGGTGCCAGCTATCTGCCAGGTGCCGTCGTCGACCGGCATCTGCGCCGCGCGCAGGGCGTCGTTGATCTTCCACCAGTCGTAGGTGTCCGTGCCCGGATGGTCGTAACCGCTGGTCTGCGGCTGCGCCGCAGGAGCACCAGGTGGTGACGTGCGCGGCTGAACGTTGCCGGAGAGCTGACCTGCGGCGCGCGGTGTCACATTCGGAGGCCCGCCACCGCTCGGGCTAGAAGGCGGGCCGCTAGAGACGCTGGTATTGGCGCCAGCACCGGCAGGGTTGTAGGTACCGGGCTGAGAGGGCGTGGCGACAGGCGCGTTGGGATAACCAGGACCGGAGGGCATCTGGTTGCGCGGCACCTCGCCCGTGATCTGGTTGGTGTTGGGGTTGATGAGCGCAACGTTGCCGGTGCGGTCGTTGACCAGGATGCGCTGGGTACCCTGCTGCTCCCAGTGATAGCCAGTTGGCGCCTGACCGTTGTTGATCGAGACCATGTCTACTCCCTCCTCAGAGCGCCGATGACTGCTGCTTCATGCGCTCGTGCAGGTTGCTGCCACTCGCGCGAATCTGACGGATCACTTCGCCGCCGGCCTTCTTCCGCGCGGCGTCCATCGCCGCCGAGATCAACTTCTCCCGCACCGTGTCGCTGCGGTCCCAGCCGCTGCGCGTCATCATCCGCCGCATGTACTGATCGAGATACTGGTTGGTCAGGCGCTGGTACTGGACCTGCTCGGCCTGGCGCAGCGGCACGCGCTGGTAGGTGGACGGCACCGCTGACGGCTCGTAGTAGGCCGTGGACCCACCCAGCGAGCGCAGGTTGCGGCGGATGTCGGGCGCCAGCATCGCCTCCGGGGCCTGCACGTCCTGCCAGTTCTGGCCACCAGTACCGCGTACAAAGCGGCCGACCGCGCCGCCGACCAGCGGGATGTTGCTGGCCGCTCCCGGCACGCGCGCCGCGCGCCCAGTCAGCTGGTCGGTGATGTTGAGGCCGGTCTGACCCAGCCCGTTGAAGGCGTCCTTGATGGCGAAGTCGACCTGCGAGGGACGGATGCGGTCGGCCGACTGGCCCGGTACCTGGGTGATGATGTTCTCCAGCAGCGGTGCCAGGGCCTTGCCCACATTGGAGGCCGACTCGTCGCTGTACTGGTTGGCGATGCTGGCGTCACGGTACAGGTCGCGGTTCTGGGATAGCTGGTAGGCCGTGCCGAAACCAGCTGGCAACACCGAACTCAGTGTCTCGGATGGACTGCCCATCAGGCCGCCGGGAAGCTCCTGGAGGGCGATGTCCTGCATGATCTGCGCAGCGTTGCGCGGCGTGCCCTTGCCCAGCGCACGCTTGACCGCCTCGTGGGCGGCGATGGCAAACGGTGAGAACTCACGGGTGTTGAATTGGAGGTACTGCGGCACGCGGTTGCCGTTGGCGTCACGCGGCGCTTCGCCTGGGCGCATCAACACCGGGCCCTGGCGTTTGATGTAGTCGGGGACGTTGTTGTAGTCGTCCTCCCGCTGCGGATCCGAGTAGTTGTAGATGTCCGCCAGCGCGGTGGGAATGCCGACCAGGCTGGTGCCCGCGAAGGCAAGCGCCGGTCCGGCATCTCGCACCAGACGCCCCAGCTGGGCGCCGCCCTGGGCGCTGGCATTGAGGAACGGGATAGCGGAGTTGAGCGCACGGACAAAGTTGCCGCCCCGGTCGAAGTCAATCGACGCATCGCGGGCGGCAATCATCGAACGCAGCGGAGAGAAGCCCTGCTGGTCCCGCAGGCGCATCATCGCCACGCGCGGCGCCTGCTCGAAGCGGTCGCCCAGGGCTTTGTTCCAGCCAAACAGGATGGCGTCGTTGAACAGATCGCGCAGATCCTTCAGATTGCGCACGCTGTACGCGCGGTTCTTGGTCAGCTGCTGGAGGTACTCCTCGGCGGCCTTTGGTCCATAGCCGGCGTAGCCGCCGCCGCGCATGCCACCACCGCGCCGCCACAACTCCTGGACACCCTCGCCCGTCATACGTCCGCTGCCCAAGCCCCGCAGCACATCACCGTAGGCCAGCATGAACTCGCGCGTGGCACTCGGACCCAGGCCCAGGCGATTGCCGATCAGCGCGCGCGAGCCGACACCCGCAACCAGCGCAGCCTTGATCTTGTCCTCCCGCTCGGGGTCGTTGGGATCCGTCATCGCTGCGGTGAGTGCCGCTGGGCCCAGGTTGAGCAGCTGGCTGGGGCTCGCTTTCGTGGTGCGCATGCCATAGCCGAATGCATCACTCAGGGAGTTGGCTGCCAACCAGAGCGGGTTGCGAGATACGGCCGTCTCTCGTGTCAGGTGGGCCAGCGGACGTAGCACCTTGATGATCGGGTGGTCGCCAGCCTGGACGTTCTCGATGGCCGCGTGGAGGGCCGGGTTGTCGGTGATGTACTCCTGCTTCTTGCCGTCGATAAAGCCCGTCAGCTTGCGCTCGCCGTCTCCAATCCTGGGCTTGTAGTCCGGGTGGAGCAGGCCGCCCTTGGCGTCGATGTACTCCTGCATGTTGTCGGCAATGCGCCGCAGCGCTCCACCGGGTCCGCCCTGGGCGTCAACCACCGCGTTGAAAGCGTCGTTTTTGGCGACACGGTCATAGTGACTCTGGGCGTACTGGATGAAGGCGTCGATGGGGTTCTGGAGTTCGCCGCTCGAACCCTCGGCGGTATAGGACTTGTAGCCGTTGGAGTTGACGTTGAGCTTGTTGCCGCGCGGCAAGCCGCCCGGCCCCTCCTCTGCCAGGTACTTCAGCTGGCGGCTGGGGGTCCACATGTCGAAGGTGTCCATCATCCCGTCGGCTGCTTCCTGCGGGATCAAGCCAGAGTCGACGTCTTCCTGGAGCATCTGCTTGCGGAAGTCCTGGAGCGCAGACTTGACGTTCTGGAACTTGCCCCACGTCTCGGGATCGTTCTTGAACTGGTCCTGCATGCGCTGCATGCTGGCCTGCACCTCGTCCCAGGTCCGTCCGCCGTACAGGCGCCCGGTCTTGAGTGCCCAGCCCTGGGCTTTGGCGGCCGCAGGCAGGTCGGCCTCGGCCTGGGTGACGTCACGCTGAGCCTTCTGCACCTTCTGGAACGCGCGGGCGAGGTCGTCCACCAGGCCTTGCTGGCCGCGCGCCTTGGCTGCCTGGAGACGATCCAGGTTGGCCTGCTCGTAGCGCAGGCGCACCCTGGCAGCAGCTAGCTCGGGCGTCGGAGCTACGCGCGAGGCTTCCTGCGCGGCCCGAGCCGCCTGAGCCGCACGGCCTTCCACGGCCGCGCCGCGACTAGCGACGTTTTCGCCCAGCGCCTGCTGGAGGCGGCTCACCCGGTCCTCGGCGTAGCCCACCTGGCGCGCCATGCTGGCCAGCTGCCGCTCGTACTGGGCACGGACGGCGTTGCTGGTGCCGGTCGGCTGGATCGGGATGCGGTCACTCCGCGCGAACAGGCGCGAGTAGGCTGCGTTGGCTCGCTTCGCGTCGGACTGGGCGATGATCAGGTCGCGCTGCTCGGGGCGCCGCACCAGTTCGCCCTGGGGGCCGTTCAGCGTCCGCTCGCGGGCGTGGCGGGCTGCCGCGTCCCTGGCAACTTCCTCCGCGTCGGAGACGGCCTGCTCGGCGTTGCGCACCCGCTGGCCAGCGAAGTTTAGCTGCTGGGACTGCGCGGTACGATGCACACCCAGGTCCACCGCGCGCTGGTCGGCCAGTGCCTGGGCGTGGGCCTGCTGCGCGTCCTGGAGCATCTGGTTGGCCTCGTCCATGGCGCGCTGGGTGCCCTTGTCGATGCCCTGGTCCATGAACGCGCTCTCGGCGCGGCTAGCCAGCCCCTCCCCGATGGAGTTGTCGGTCTCGTCGCGGATGTAATCCTGGAGCGTCTGCTGGAGCTTGTTGGGCACGTCGCGCATGGCACTGCCCAATGCGTTTTCGATGGCCACGTTCGACTGGTGGGTGGGGTCGACGCGCGCGAGCACCTGCGCGTTCTCGTCATCGGTCAGCGGTCGGCCCAGGCGTCTGGCGAAGTCTTCCGCGACGTGGTTCAGGTCGACGTTGCGGTCGGAATAGTTGCGGACGAACCAGTCCCAGGCCTGCATGATCCGGTTGCGCTCGAGGCCTTTGGCGAGGTTTTCGGCGCTCAGCCTCGCGGTGTCGATGGCCCCCTCGGCCGCACCGGCAGCAGCGGAGCGGAGCGGGTTGATGATGGTGCCGCCCTGCTCGTCGGCGCGGGCAATCCCACCCAGCACGCCGGGCACGCCAGACAGGATGTCTTCCAGGACGGTGGGCTCGGACCCCTTGCTGAGCGGGTTCAATTCGCGCAGGCTACGGCCTGGCTGGAGGAAGCTGATCGAGCCGCCCGGGCCAGGCAGTGGGATCCCGCGCCGCTGGATGTCTGCCAACGCTCGGTCGGCGGCTTCCTTCAGGTCCCTGGGCGGGGTGGTGTACAAGCCAGTGGCCTGCTGGATGGCACCGGGCTCGCCCGTGACCGGGTTGCGGAACAGGGCGTCGATCTGGTCGGCGCTCAGGTTGCGGAAGTCGCTGGTGCCGATATCACCCGTATCGGGTGAGAACTGGTCCTGCCGCTGCTGGTCTTCCTCGCGCCGGCGGTCGCCTGGAGGTCCACCTGGCGGGCCTGGGGGTCCCATACCGCCGGTGATGCCACTCACCGCGCGCTGGATGGCGCCGCTGATGACGTTGCCCAGGTCCGACCAGGGATTCTGGTCCTCGCTAGGCGTGACACTGGGTTGCTGGACGCCGAACTGCGTCATCGCCTGGCGCGGGATCTGGTCCGTCGGCGGGATGGCAGACCCAGCTGGCCGACTCGTCAGCCCGTTACTCAACGCCCGTTGCGTGTTGTCTAGGTCCGCAATCGTGGGCGCTGGTGCGGACGGGGCACCTGCCGTGGCTGTGGTTCTGGCAGGTTGCTCGCCCACGCCCTTCTCCAGATCGGCCAGCAGGGACTGGGCGTTGTAGTCGAGTCCCAGGCCGCCCTCAGAGCCCACACCGTCCGAGATGCCGTGGCCAATACCGATGTGGAGGTGGGTTTCGCCCTTGCCGTCCTTGTAGGCATTGCCGGAGTTGCCCACCAGACCAATCTGCTGACCAGCCTGGACCTGATCGCCAATGTGAAGGGACGTCGGCTGGTCAAAGTGGGCGTAGTAGTAATCCAGTCCGTCGTTGCCGTGGATCAACACGGCATTGCCGCCGAACTGGTGATCACCCTTGTCCTGGAAAACCTCCACCACCTTGCCGCTCTGCATCGCCGCCACGGGCGTGCCGCGCGGCGCCATCAGGTCCGAGCCTCCCTGCGAGTGATACGTGGCAGACGGTGCGTTGGTGGGCTTGACCGTGAGTGGAAAGATGCGGCCCGCGTCGTCGGCTGGGCCGGTGGTCAGTCCACTCGGAGCTTGTTGGGCCGACTGGCCAGCATTCTGATTAGGGCGGCTCGTACCCAGAATCTGCGAGACGTAGGTCTGCGACTCGCCGTACGGCTCGCCACGGTCCCACGCGGCTACCGCGCCACCACCACCGTTGTAGGCAATCAGCGCTTTTTGCCAATCGCCCCCGTACTGGTCCAACAGCTTGCGGTCGAGGTTCGCTGCGTAATCCAGCGCGGCCCTGGGATCCAGCGGATTCACGCCAGGGTGGTACTGGGGCACGATCTGGGCGATGCCCTGGGCGCCCGCCGACGAGCCAGCGTTGGGGTTGAACCCCGACTCCTGCTGGATCTGAGCCGCAAAGATCTCGGGATTGATGCCCGCGCGCTGGGCGGCCTGACGCGCGTAGTTCTGGAGATCGCCAGCTGGGGCAGCATTCACTGCCCGCATCGCCGGCGCGTTGGGATCGAAATTGGCCGGCGCCGGTTGCGACAGGTTAGGTGTCGCGGGAGGCGTGATAGCCGGCGTGGTCGGCGCGAACGGGCCGTTGGCCTCGCCGCCGAACGGACTCTGCGCCGGCGGCTTGGGCTGCGTCGGGGCGAAGATCGACGGTTGGGTCTGGTCTGGAATCTGCACCGTGGGCACGGTCGGCAACGTCGGAACCGTGGGCACCATCGGCACCGGGCCGGCGGGTGCTGCCTCCGGCGCCGGGGCTTGCTCGGGAGGGAGCGGTGCTGGCGACGGAGGCAGCCCGAGGGGTGGCAGCATGGGAGCCGCCGGTGCTGGCTGCGGTGCTGGTGGTTGCGGCGGCGCTGGCGCGGGGGCCGGCGTGGGCGTGGGCAGCGGCGGCAGCGTGATCTGGGGTATCTGCGGCATCGCCGGCGGCTGGATCGGCGGCGGGGTCGGGATCTGCAGCGAATTGATCATCGCTGACGAGTTGGAAAGGAACCCCAGCCCTGGCGCCAGCGGCATCTGGCTCAAGCTGTTGATCTGATCGGAGGTCTGCTGAAACCACCGATTAGCCGAGAAGTCGTCCCAGCTAGTCTGGTCGACGTCGGGAAGTCCGGGCATGGGTTACTGCAAGCGGAAGGATCCGCCAGCTGGGGCGCCCGTGGCGTACTTCGGCAGGCTCTGCTGGAAGAGTGCCTTCGCGTCATCCTGGCTGTAGCCCTGGGACTCCCAGACGCCGAGAAGCATCTGTTGCTGGCTGGGGGCCAGCGCGTTCCAGGTCTGGGGCGCCATCTGATTGGGCGCGACCAGCGTGTTCTGCATGTTCTGGAGTTGCTGCTGGCCGGTGTTGCCGCCGCCATACAGGCCGCTGGTATTGGAGCCGGTGGCCTGGTCGTACAGCGTGTTCAGGTTGGCGGCCTGAGGCTGGACGCCGGTGGTCGCTCCACCTCCAGGGATGTACTGGCCCGCTGCGGCTCTCACCAGATCCTGGGTGCCCTGGGGCGTGGCGCCGAGCACCTTCTGGTACTGCGCCCAGTCAGCTGGACCCCGCAGGTTGGAGAGCAGAGTCAGGTAGTTCTGGCTGGCGGTCTGTTGCTGCTGCCACTCCGTGTCGGCCTGTTGCTGGCTACGGAGCCACTGGGTGTAGGCTTGCTCCTGCGCCGCCAGCGTGGTCGCCGGCTGCCCGTTGGCACCGGCCTGGAAGATGGGCTGGCCGTTGCTATCGAACTGCGGTACGTAGCCGTATTGCTGCGCCCAGTTCTGGGCGATCTGGTTCTGCTGTGCGATATTCGCCAGCGTCAGTTGCCCCTGCTGCGGTCCATTCACCCCCGCCTGATACGTCCCGGTGGGCGTGTTCGGGGTGTAGTACTGGCCGTACTGGTTGGCCAGGTTGTAGGCCTGGGTGAAGTACTGCTGCTGCGCCGCAAGCGTCTCCTGCGGCGTGCCGGGTGTGGCCAGGCCCGGTGCCTGACCCTGGCCGCCGGCGTTGGCGTACGCCTGCTGGATCGCCGCGTTCGAGTCGGCAACCCACTTGTTCATGGCCGCATTCCAGTCGCCGCCGTTGCCCGTGTAGTAGGCCTGCTGGATGTTGGCGGGCAGATCCTGAAAGCGGCCGCCACCCGCGTTGGTGCCCGGTGGCAACACCTGACCCGGCGCGGTGTACATACCCGTCGCACCGGCCTGCTGGAGCGCCTGGTTGAGCGCCGAGGCATTCAGGTTGGCGTACGTCGACAGGCCCTGGAGACTGAGCGTTGGTGCGTTCTGGGGCGCGGCTTGCTCCAGGTTGATCGCCTGCTCGGCCGAGATGGTGGCCATCGAGCCCAGGTCGCCGTTCCAGCCCATCGCCCTGGCCTGCGGCAGCGAGACGCGCTGGAGCTGGCCGGAGCCGGTGACGTAGCTGACCTGGTCCCCGTACTGGCCGTAGTCGTAGGTGCTGGGGTCCAGCCTGACGAATGTGCCTGGCGTGTACGCCGACTGGCGCGGCGCGGCGTACATGCCGGTGATGCCGGCCGCGTTGCTGGCCAAGCTCTGGGACTGCGCCAGCTGGCCCATCGTCTGGCCGGCGTCCACACCCGTGTAGCCGGGGATGTAGCCGATGCTGCCGAACGCCTGGCCAGCCTGGAGCGTGGGCGTGCCCATCGGCGGCGCGTTGGCGGCCAGGCTGTTGTAGTCGGTCATGTTGCCGCCGGGCGCCCAGCCGAAGTTCTGCATCATGTTGCCGTACTGCTGCATGGCAGCAGAGGCCTTCTGGTACGCCAGCGAGTCGGCATCACCCTGGAGCTTGGCGTTGTAGTACGCCTGCTGCGCGGCCTGATCCCAGCCAGTGATCAGGTTCTGCGTGTTTTGGGGATCAATCGGCATCAGGCATTAGCCTCCAGACGGCACGATGGGCGTGATGTTGGGCATGGGCGCGGTCGCCGCGCCGCGCGGCAGGAACGGCACGGGCACCGGCGAAGGGGCTTGCGGCGGCGGGGTCTGGGTCATCGGCCCGCCGGCCATGCCTGGCGGAGTGGGCAACTTCAGGTCCGGGTAGGCCTTCAGCACCGCCTTGTACACCTGGGTGAAGCCCTCCGGGCCCAGGCGCTGGATCTGCTGCGCCCTGCCAGCGGTATTCGGGGTGCCGTCCGGATTGAACAGCTGGGCACGGTAGTACTGGAGCTTCTGCTCTTCTGAGAGGTTGGCCGCAAACGGGGCGGTGCCCTGGGGCGCCATGGCTGCCGCGATGCGCGTCGACTCCTGATCCAGCCACACCGCCAGGTCGGTGGCCACCGCGTCGAGGATGTTCTGGGAGGGCATCAGCGACCTGGTCCAATCGGCAAGCTATTGGGCGGCGGGCTAGGCACCACGGGCGTGCCCGGAATGCCTCCGGGCGGCAGGCCTGGCGCCGGACCGCGCGGGGGCGGGGCGAACGGGAGACCCTGCCCAGGACTCGGCACCGGATTACCTGGCATACCGCCCAGGTTGCCGCTCGGGGGAGTGCCCGGCGTGCCCGGTACTCCGGTGGGCGGGCCAGCTGGAGGCCCACCCGGCGGCATCCCGGCAAGCTCCGCCATGCTCGGGTTGCCGGGGGCATTCATGCGCTTGGCCTGGATCGTGCCCAGCTTCTGGAACACCGCGTCCTTCAGCTGCTGCTGGATCTCGGGCGACTGCTTCAGGTCGTGCAGCAACCAGCTTTGCTCCACCTCGTCCGGGTTGCCACCCGCGTCGGTGACAGCATCCTCATAGCTGATCAACTTCAACTGCATCTTTTCGCCAATGGCCCTGATCTCGATGATCTCGTTGCTGGGGGTGCTGGGGCTGAGCTTGACCGTGTAGCGGTGCACGCCGTCCAGGTCGTCCGGACCGATCTGGAGCCAGCTGCCCTTGACCAGCCCCGCGCCGCGCCCGCCTTTTTTGCCCTCCTGCTCGCCCCAGGCGTACACGTTCTCCGAGATCCTGTTCTCGATCAGCCAGCTTTCGAAGCCGGTCCTTTCGGCCAGGGCAACCTCGGCGTTGGCCACAATGGGGTTGAAGGCGAGCCCGGCCAGGTAGGCGGCCTGGTTCAGGGCGTAGCCGCTCTGGTCGGCGCCCACCGCGCCAGAGAAAGCGGCCGGCATGGCGCGCTCCACCAGGGCCTGGATGTTCTGCAAGACCTTGCTGAGATCGGCGCCGCCCTGGGGCTGGTCGATGGGGCTGATGTCGAAGGGGTACAGCTTGCCCGGCTCGATCTTGGGCTGGGCTGCCTGCTCCTTGCCGTCGGTGCCCCACGGCAGATTCGGGATGGCGTTGGGGTTCTGGGTCTCCTTATACGCGGGGAAGCCGGTGATGTACGCCGAGTTGGCCTGGATGGTCAGCAGCGAGTCCAGCATCCTGAACAGCTGGATGTAGCCGAAGAGCACGCTCAGGCCAGCGTGCTCGGGCAACCTGGAGGCGGTGGTGATGCCCAGGGCGTGGAAGTACGGGCCGCGCAGGGTGTGCAGGTAGGGATCCCCATAGGAATGCCTGGTGACCTTGCACAACGTCGCCTTGTCGGTGCCGCGCGCCTGCTGATTCGGACCCTGCAAGCAGATGACCTGGACGTTTTCATCCCAGGCCTCGATGCACTTGATGTTGGTGGAGCCCGCGCTCTTCATCACCCGCGCCCACTCCGGTCGCGCCAGGCCAGCCGCGCGGGGATCGTGGCCACTCCAGGTGGAGGGTGCCACCACATTGCCGCTGGAGTCCAGCCCGGCACCGAAGCGCTCCAGCGCCTCCAGGTACGGCACGTCTTTTATTTCCACCACCGACGTCATTCCGTTTTCATTCTGGGTGTAATAAAACGTCTCCGGAGGAACGTCGGTTGTGGCAATTGGATAGGGCAGTGCGAGCTTCAGATTCTCGGTGTGTTTGTCGTACGCAATATCCTGCGCATGCTGGTCCAATCCGTCCGATTCCAGCTGCTTCTGGTACTCGTCCGCCTTATCCCCGTATGTGCTCCAGACGGCCGCACTGCGCTCCAGTGTTTTCAGGATACCTTCGCCTTTGACCGCGAGAGACCACATAAACAACCGCGCTAATTGCCGCCGGGCCTCCTGTTCCTGCCGACTCCAGCTGGCCTCGAAAAACCGCTCGCGGCGGGTGGAATTCTCCTGATATACATCACCGAATCCAATGGGCCGGAACTGGATTGACGGGGGGTTTACGGACAGTGCCGCCGACACGTTCTGGGCGATGTGGAGTGCGAGTGGAGCGCGCACCTCGATGGCCGTTTTCCTGTACGCATCCGGTATTTCCACCGGGAAATTGGAAAACAGCGCGGCGTCGATATCCGCGTACAGTGCGTCGCGGTCATGGAAGTCGCGTTGCAGCTGCTGGGCAAGCTCCAGCGTCTGGCGCTCCATGGTCTCTTCCTGCGACGCAGACTTCCCCCAGCCCTTGGGGGCGGACTGAGAGAAGGTCGCCATCAGTTCATGGAGTGCTGCTCTGCCAGCAGCTGGTCGGTCGCGTCATTGATCTGCTCGAGCTTGCTGGTGGTCTCCTTGAGGAAGTCGACCAGGCTCTCCAGGGTGGAGCGGTACTCCGCCTCGGAGGGCGGCTCGCACTCGTCCAGAGTCGTCAGCACCAGGCACACCACCTCGGTCAGGTGCATCTCGATGGCCTGCTGGTGGTGCAGCAGGTAGATCACGGCGCCCTTGAACTCGGCGTCGCTCATCTGGTCCGGTCGCTTCCAAGCCATGCGTGCCTCCCTATCCAAACCTGAGTGCGGTGGCCTCGCGCGGCCGGGGCGGCTGCGCCTCGGCGCACAGTCCGTATCTGAGGGCGTCCACGGCGTGGTCCTCGGTCTTACTTCCACGGATGGCGTCCGCCACGTCCTCGGGATCGAGCGGATCGACCACCATAGTGGGCAGCGTCCTGACCAGGTTAGGCGCGGCTCCAGCTAGCACCTGAAGACGCGCCGCCCCGGAGTCATGCGCCAGGGCCCGCCTGGTGATGGCCCAGCCCTGCTTCCGATTGTTCATGCCAGGGAAGACGGGGTACACGCCGTGGGCGGCATAGACGGCGGCGATGGATGGCCGCTGCTGCTCGGTCCTCAGATTGAACATCGAGGGGTCCAGGATCCTGAGGTTGACCTTCTCGTCGCCGGTCTTGTCCACGATGCGCTGGGCCTGCTGCTCGTCCCGCAGCCCGGCGCCGTAGACCTCCCGATAGATGTAGATGCGCCTGGTTTCCGGTTCTCTGGCGAACCAGAGGCAGCAGAACGGCGCGGCGTAGCCGTAGTCGACCGACAACCACTTGGGCCAGTGCTCGGGGATCTCGAAGGCTGGCACCACATGCACCCTGGGATCCCACTCGGTGAAGTACATGCCCTCAGCCGCGCACCACTCTCCGAGGCGGAGCCGGCGGTGGAGGTAACCGCTCAGGGAATCCAGCGACTGCATATACGTCCGACCGAACTCGGTCCAGTCGCCCAGGGCGTACAGCGTGGGGTTGTCCTGGTGGGACGACTCCAGCAGCTGGCAGTCGCCCCGATCACAGCGCTGCTTCAGCCAGTGCTCCGGAGGACCGGGGTTGCAATCCGCAATAATCTGCTGATAGGACAGGACGTTATTGCGGAGGCCGCGCAACAGCATGCCCCAATCGTCTTCCTCCAACTCCGTGGCTTCCTGGACGTACACCACGTCGAACTCGGTGGAGCCGATCTTGTCCGCGTCATCCAACCCGGCGACCATGATCGTGGCCCCGGAGGGATAGCGATACTCCTGGTCGCCGGTGTGGAAGGTGACCTGATTGGGCGTCGGCAGCACCTTGGTCTCGAAGGTGATCATGGCCGACTGGGTGATGCTCTTCCGCGTCTTCCTGATGATGGCGCCCCGAATGGGCCGCTGCATGGCGACCAGGTTCAGCTTCTCCAAACACGCGCGGCTCTTACCCGTCCCCGCCGGTCCCGCCAGCAGCACCTCCCGCCGCCTCGACTTGAACAACTCCAGGGCGGCCCCGAACGGCTGGTAGGGCGCCTCGGCCGGCTGGGCCGACGTCCCGGGCTCCACCCTGGCCAGCTGCGGCATACTTATCCCTGGCTGGACCTGGCGGTTGTGAGTGGGTCTCCGACCGTCAGGTCCAGACCCAGCTGGCCGCGCCGCATCAACTGCGCCCACACCCGTCGGCTCTGCGCCCTGGTGGGGATACCGTAGTGGCGCCCGATGGACTGGGCACACGGCTCACACACCCAGAGCGTCCTACCCTGAACGTGGATCCACTGCGACCCCGTGCGGGGCTTGCCCTTCCGATCCGTACAGAACTGCGAGCAGCGGTGCTCATAGTTGGGCTTCACTGGCGGAATTTCTCCGCAGACAACTCCAGAGATCGCCAGTCTTCCATCAAGTGCAGTCCCCAGCGGTGCAGCAAGGGGTGCTGCTCGTCCTGCGCTTCGCTCGCCGCCTCGTGCAGCATGATCAAGAACTCCGGCCGCAGCAGGCGCGGCATCTCAGTGTGGGTCTCAGTCATCAATAACTCCTATGTCAAGTGCCCTGTTTGCCCTGGACCTCTATATCAGAACGATTCATAATCTCCCCGTCTCCTGCCTTACGAGCCCGCCCGAAACGGCGGGGGTCATGGTCATTGGCCCGCTCGTTGCGCAGCACGCACCTCCGACAGATTGAGCCGGCGTACCACTGCTGACACCGGCCGCACCAGCGGGGTTCCCGGAATTGGTTTTCGCTCATGTGGAATTTCTGGAATCTGGCCTAGAGGAAACCGGGCGGGCGACTCGCGCGGGGGCACGTCCCCGTGCCACCCCACCCCCGCCGAGGGCTAGAACAGCCGTTCTCCCTCGCGCGCGCTACCTTCTAGGGCCCGGGCTACCCCTTCTTCTCGTGCAGAAGACGTGCAGATAGGGTCTGGTGAGATTGAGGTAAGCCCCCGGAGCAACCAGTGTTGCTCTACGGTGTTGCTTACAGGACGCTAGCGGGGTCGACCCCGGCTATCGTCTTGACTACCTGTGACACGTTGACGTCAACCCTGTCACGGTAGCGCTCCGGCACCTTGGCCCGGAGCAACAGGGTAAGCAGCTGGTCTGAGTACTCAATCTTGTGATCGGTACCCACCGGCTCACCCCGGTAATAGGATGTGCGCGTGTAGGGGGATCCCTCTACTGCGCGGCGCCATGCCTCGTGCTCTAGCGTCTCAATCGCGCGCTTCTCAGCTTGCTGGAAGGCTAGGGAGAATTCCTGATCTTGTTCCTGCCACGTATAGATCAGGTTTCGGCCGATACCAACTAGGTCAGCACAGTGACCGATGTTTCCGTACTTGGAGTACGCTTCCAGGAACGCTCGCTTTAGCTGCACGGCGTGCACACGAGCAAACCTTCCCGACTTGTTCACGCGCACTGGCGGACTGTCGCTTACCGACCGCTCTTGACTTGGATTCTCCCCCGCCCTGGCCTGTTGTGCCTGCCTAACTGCCAGCAGGGTATCCGCGTGCTTGGTCTCCATTGGATCCCTGGGCATAGGCACAAATTCCCCCTCTGGTTGCGATTTCTCAACGATTTGTAGCCCTTAACCCTTGCATCCTAGGTATCCATTGGATACTATCCCTGCCACGCTACTCACTCACCTACATTCCGAGTAGCGAGGAGACCCACACCGTGACACGCATCGCCCCGTCCGTTATCGCCTACGTTGGCGCGGACAACATGACCGATGGGCAACTACCCGCCTACGCCTGGCCCGGCGGGTACCCGCTCTTCTATCTGACCGAATCCAACGCCGTGCTGTGCCCCGAGCACGCCAATGCCGAGGGCAACTACTCAGACGAACTCATCGTTGACGGCAACATCAATTGGGAAGACCCGCACCTGTACTGCGATCATGGCGAACGTATCGAGTCCGCGTACGCGGAGGACGATAACTCGTGAACTGGACATACAACCGGTCGCAAAAGATGTGGACCGGCTCGCGCGGCACTGGACTCTACGGAGTCCAGAAAGGCGCCCGTGCTTGGTACGCCATGGCGCTACCGTTTGCCTCTCACCCGGTGGTACTGGGTACCTACACCACAAAAACCGACGCTATGAATAACGCGGCACGCATCGCCGGAGCACAGTCATGACGCGCCGGAACGAAATTCTCCACTACCGTACGGAGGCTAGCGCCACGCGCGCCATGCGCCGGGTCATGCGCCAATACGAGACTACCCACGGCCGGCCGGTCGCGTGCAGGGTGGACGTCGTCTCGTCCACCCATTGGGCATATCCCTTCCAGTACCTCATTCGCCTTACCGGCACGGATGGGTCTGTCAGCTATTGGAGCCGTGACTAATGGCCTACTTTGATCGCTTCGATATCTGCGAGGCCTACTACGTCTGGGCGCACGATTGGGGTGAGTATGCGTGCATTACTCGCCTGCAACGTATGGGCTTCCACGCCCGCCCGATGCTCAACGATTACACCGACCTAGAAGACAACGCCCGCAACCTATATGACGCGCTAACCGCGCGCTCCGAAGCTAACCCCAATTGGTACGCGCGCCCCTAACCGGGCGCCTTTCACTCACAGAGGAGACCCACATGACTACCACCGATGGTGTCTGAGGCCACCCCGGCGCCCAAACCCCACAGAATCGCGTCCGGTGGGCATTTTGAGGCATGTCCGTGCCGCGCCTACCGGCCGAGCGTCCCGCGCACCGGGGGCCCTGCTCTGTGCGCCTGCGGCCACGGACCCTCACGCCACGTCGCGGGCGCCGGCCAGTGCCGCGCCGGCTCACAGACTGGACGCACGTCATGAACAGCGAAGACGTTCTGTTCTGGCGCGCGGAAAGAAAACTCACTCAGCAGCAGCTGGCCGACCTGCTAGGTGTCACCGTGCTCACCATCAAACGCTGGGAAGCCACCCACCGTCAGCCGCCCTGGTACCTGAAGCTTGCCCTGGAGCGGCTAGACCAGCTGCTGGGCATCACCCCCGAACCTCAGTCACAGAATGGACCCACGTCCACCCCATTGGAGACCCACGCATGAAACTCCGCAAACTGAGCCCGCACCTATACGAAGGCACCTACCGTGGCTACCACCTCGAAATACGCCATCTCGCACACGGCGTATGGGTCGCGTGGATCGATGGCCAAGCCGAACACTTTGCCAGCCTGGACCACGCCCGCCGGGAATGCCGGCGCGTCCTCGACTACGCGGAACCCAAGAAGGCCCACGCATGAACCCCTACTACCTCGCCATCGACATCATCGGCCTCATCATCGGCTTCTTCCTGCTGCTGGGCTTCATCGGCTGGACATGGGACCGCTTGTGCGCCTTCGGTAACTGGCTGGGCCGGCCATGACCTACCTGTACACCCTGGCCATGGCTGCCGCCGCCCTGCTGGCCATCTATCTGTTTTTCACCAACACCACGGCGCTGGTCGTCGCCCTGGTCGCCTACCTCCTGGTCGCCGCCGTCTGGGCCGCGATCACCAAATCTCGCCAGCGGCAGTAGCAGACTGGAGCTACACTCGCCCCGGGCTTTCCGGCCCGAGGATGCAAGCGACCCCGGCAGGACTAGCTACCGGGGTCGTTCTGCGTCTACGGGGCACGTGACGGGGGGCGGGGCTCAAGGGAATTGCCGTGCCTGGCCTCGCTCGGTCAGCTGATCAGACTGCCCCCGCCTTACACCCCCTCAGACCAGCCCAGGAAGCGCGCCATGCGCCACAGGCAGTCATCCACGGTGTAGTAGTCATTCAGCTTGACGGGCAGTCTGCTGACCTTCCTGCGGTCAGCCCAGGCCTGGCGTCGCCCCTGGGCGCGGTACACCTTCAAGGTCGCGAGCCATTCCAGCGGTAACTGATCGGCTGCCCGCTCCAGGTCGGCCAGATAGGCGGCGATGTCCAGACGGCTGCGTCCTTTGCCACCCTTGCCGTCCAGGCTCGGACCAGTCCCGCCCTCGGCTCCAGCTTCCCACTCACGCCAGCGCTCAAGCACCTCACGGATGTTCTCTGGGCAGTACTCCTCGGCCTCGGCAGTCAGCATGTATCACCCTCTTTTCCCAGAATTCCCAGACAATTCCAGACAGCTAGTTGTCTGGTGGTCTGGAACACCCAACGCAGACAGGGTGTGTTCCAGACAGACAGTATTTCTTTTAAGGGGTGTCTGGAGTCTGGTTTGCCGCTCAGGCACCTTCGGTACCTCCAGGGAAAGAAATGAGCACCCCTTGCTCGCCGGCGCGTCTGGTCGAGTAGCGCACCGGCGGACCCTCGTCGCGTACGGCTCGACCCTTTTCGACCGCTCGTCTTAGCAGCGTCCGTACGCTCTCGATCCTTGCCGCTGTTGGCTCCTTTCCGTCGACCTGCAAGGCCAGGTCGCGTGCTGTACGCCACGTGTCGCCCAGGGCACGCAGCAACTGGTCGGTCTTGCCTTCGTCCTGGATCTGCTCGGGCACCTCCAGGGCACGCACCACAATCGAGATCTCGTCCTCGCGATGCACGATCTCGGTCGCGAAGCCGGGTTGTTCCAGGGGGCCCGAGTTGTTCTTGGTCTGGTACCAGTTGACCACGTGAGAGCCGCTGAGCCTGGCCACCTCGTCGGTGACGAGCGACCACTGGTTGCGCAGGTACTCATACTTGCGCACCGCGCCCCTGGCCTTGCGCGGGATGGCCGCCTTCTGGCCCAACTTCAACTCCTCGCCGGTGACGTGGTCCAGCGCCAGCAGGGTCACCGGCGGCAGCGCCCCCAGGCAGCGCTCCATCTCCAGGGCGATGTCTTCCCAGCCCACGTGCTCACCCGCACCACCACCCGCCGCTGCCACGGCGTCCAGCACCAGCAGGCCGACGTGGTGGCGGTCGATGTACTCGCCTATCGACTCGATCTGGTCGCGCAGGCGGTAGCCATGCATGTCGCGCCAGTGAAGGTTAGGCGGCAACGGCACGCCCAGGTTGTGGCACACGTCCCAGGCGACACGAATAAACGAGTCGTGATCGTCCTCCCAGTCCAGATACAGCGGCACGCCGCGCTCCATCTCGCGCCCGCAGAAGCGGAAGCCGGTGGCGTAGTAGGCGCACATCGCCTTGGCCAGCGTGCTCTTGCCGGTGCTGGCCGCGCCCAGCCAGCAGTTGGGTTTGTGCTTCAGCAGCAGGCCCTGGCACAACCAGCTGGGCGGCGCCGGCCGCTGCTGGATGTCGGCGCTGGTCAGGAACGGGCGCCCCTGGCGATGCGCTGAGACCACGGCCTCGCACCCCTCGCGCAGCAGCTTCTTCCACGTGTCGCCCTCGGTCGGGCTCAACTCCTGAAGCTCCTTGACCAGGTCGGCTACCGCGCCGCGCGTGGTGCCGGCCAGCAGGTTGACGTGGCGCGTGATGGACCGCTCGCCGGTGCGCGCGACCACCTCGGCCGAGACTTCATCACTGCGGTCGCGCACGCGCTGGAAGAGCAGCACTACAGGCGCTTCAGCTGGGGCGAAGCGATAGTCCATGCCCACGCGGCGGAAGCGCTCCTCGACCGTCTGGGCGTGCTCCTCGGCCGTCCAGGCGCGGGCGTGCTCCAGCAGGGCCTGTACGGCCTCCCTGGATCCACCGCGCTGGACGAAGTCGGCCGCGTCACCCTTGGGCGGCGCCTCGGGCCAGCACACCACCTCGAGCGTGCGGCGCACCGCCTGGAACAGCTGCCCCAGCCGATCCAGCAAGCTCCTGCCCGGTGGATCGTTGTCGGGCCACATCATCAGCCTCGCGCCGAAGAAGGGCTCGAAACGGCTCAGCTGCGGCAGCTTGGGCGCCCCGAGCGGGATGCCCACCGCCGGCAGACCCAGCCGTCGCAGGGCGTCCGTCGCCTTCTCGCCCTCGCAGAAGATCACCAGGCTGCGGTAGGCGTCCGAGCCCTGGAGCCACTCGTAGCCGCCATACAGCGGCAGGCTGGTCTCGTCCAGCCCCTTCAAGCCATTACTGCCATCTCGTCTCCAGACATAGGTCTTGGCGCCGTCTGGTTTCAGGTAGCGCACATGCTCGGCTACCAGACGGCCACTGGTGTACTCGCGCATCTGCCAGCGCCCTTGCTCCTGCCAGACGTCTGTGCGGGGACGCTGAGCCAGCTGGTGGGCACCGACGCAGGGGCAGTCACCCTCCAGGAAGTGGACGTAGCCCTCGGCGGCAGCGCGCGGGCTCTCGCGTTGCATGCACACCACCGCGTCGCCATCGCCCAGCCAGTAGCCCCAGCAGCGCACGCCCTGGCCGCGCGGCTGGTTGTTCCAGCCGCCACACACCGGGCAGGGCGCCTCGCGACTGAACCGCTGAGTGCTGGCTACCCCCACCGTCGACACGCCGACGTCCCGCGCGCATCTAACTCCTGATCGATCAGGCCGAACAACAACACCGACCACTGGCCTGCCTCGCCCCGCGCCAGGCCTGGCCAGATCGTGCGCCCCAGCGCACGCAGGCTGGCATCATCCAGCCGCTTCAACAACACCACCGCTTCTGCAATCTCCGTCATCAATTCGTCTTGGTTCACGCCAGCACCGCCAGAATCAGGGCCTCGTCCAGCGGGCGCCACAGGTACGTCTCGGTACACGGCACATGCCGCAGCAAGTCCAGCCAGAAGTCCTGGCGCGGGGTGGCCTTGCCGTTCTGCCGCTTCAGTTCTGCGAACACGATGCGCGGGGGCCGGACCAGCACCAGGTCCGGGAAGCCCGCCGGGCTATGGATCGAATTCCAGGTGAAGTACACCTCCCAGCCACGCTGCTCGGCCCACTCCTTGACCACCTGGCGGAAGTGCTTTTCGGTCACGCCCTGGAGCAGCATCTGCCGCGCGAGGGTCAGGGCCACGTCGCCTCCGCGCGCTCCTTGTAGGGCTTGGGCGGCGCGCGATGCTCGCGCAGCAGCGTCGAGGTGATGTCCTCCTCGGCGCCCGCGCCGTGCTCGATGTAGTCCAGCTGCGCGGTGATCACCCGCTCGGCGCGCAGCAGGTCCTGGCTCCAGCGCTGGTCTTTCATCTGCGGCGCGGCCTCGATGTAGTCCCGCAGGATGGGCAGGACGGCCTGCGCCTCGCGCTTACTGATGATCAGCCAGGGGCGGCGGTCACTACCCATCGAATCGCCCCAGCGTGTGCAGATCGACACCGTGGTCGACGGCTACCTGGCGGATGGCCTGCTCGGCCAGGCCGCTCGGCAGGGTCTTGCCGTTCTCCCAATTGCTCACGGTGTTGATGGACACCCGCAGGTAGTAGGCGAAGTCGCGCTGGTTCATGCCCAGCGCTTCACGAATGGCGAACATGCGCCGCCCAGACTCCACGTACTCGCGGTCAGACTCGCGCTCCAGCTGGAGGTGCTTCCGCCGGCGGCGACGCTCGGCCAGGGCGGGCTCGCTGCTCACGGCTCGCTTTGGCATCAGGCCAACACCCGTGGCAATTGCGAGTGAGTCTTCAGCAGGCGCGTCTCGAAGAGGTGCGCCAGATCGTCCTCCTGGAGCATGATCAGCCGCGCGTAGCGCGAGTGGAAGTGGTCGTTGAGCTTGATGCCCGTGGGGTCCTCGGTCTCCACCAGCACGTACCACCGCAGGCGCTCCCAGAGCATGCGGATGCCGAAGTGGCCGCGACCGGCCTGCACCGCAGAGCGCGCGTAGGCGCACAGTAGCTCGTAGACGAGCGGGTTCTGGCGGTGGAACTCCCAGAAGGCCGCGTCGATACGGTCCCCGCTGGCCTGCCAGAGCGCCAACTGCTGCGCCCTGGTCAGGTCGGACGGCATCCACGAGGTATCGCGTGGATCGTCCGAGTCGCTCATCCCCTGACCAGTTGCTCGGCCAGTTGCTTGTTGCGCTCCAGCACCTCCTCGCGGGTCGCGGTGTTGGGCAGGTCGGGGATCTTGATGCCGGCCGCGTACGCCTCGGCCATGAGCGCCCGGTTCGATTCCCACACGTCCCCAAAGTCGGTCTCTGCCTCGGCCCTGGCGGCCTTGCGCGCGGCCTCCTCTTTGTCCAGCTGCTCTTGCTTGTCTTCGACCTGGGCCTTGAGCATCGTCGCGTTGGACACCAGCTGCTGGTAGGCGATGGGCAGGCTCAGGCCTGGGGGGACGATGCCGTACTTCAGTGCGTCGCTGCGGACTTCCAGCCAGCGCTTCCAGACGCGGTCATCCTCGTCGGTGACCATGCGCTTGGATGGCGCGACGTCGACCACGTCCTGCTCGCGGGTGGGGGTGTAGGGCGCCACGTCCATGGCGTTGCCGTCGATGTCCACCTCGGCGCCCAACTCGTCCGGCGTGTAGACCGGTCCCGAGAAGATGTCGGGGGTGTACCACCGCGCACCGTTGGAGAGCGCCCTGGAGAACACCATGTTGCGCGGGTACTTTTCCCACATCTGGCCGCGCTTGCCGAGCAGCTGCGCGTTCTTGGCGTCCTCCAGGCTGAAGCTGGAGGTGCCGACCTTCTCGCGCTTGCCGCCGCTGATCTCGAAGAAGTCGATAACGCAGTGCGTGTCATCGTGCTCCACAATCCGATAGCGGTAGCGCTCCGAGCGCTGGATGGTGGCGCCCAGCAGCGTGGCCGACAGGCTGGTCCTGCCTTCGATGACATAGATGCCGTTCATGCTGGCGATGGGGCCGATGTCTAGCTCGGCGCCCGCCAGGATCTTGACGATGGCCTGGGCCTGGCTGCGCGTATCCTGCCAGTACCCTGACTTCCACATGATCTCGCCCAGCCGCTCCACGCCGATGGCCTGGCGGATGGCGAGTGATTGTTCACTCATTGGCGCAACCCCCACAACCCGATGGCGGTGCAGAGCAGCGCAAGCAGAACGTAGGTGACTAGCACAGGCCGCGTTGTAGCGGCACCCATTGACTCCGAAAGAATCTCTCGCCCAGTTGGGCGATTCTCGCGGCGGCCGACCACTCGGAGGTCCGGTCGCCCACGGTCACGCCCCATTGGCGTGCGGTTGATGGCAACCATTGCAAATACCCCGCCGCTCCAGACGAGCGGTTGTACATGTGGAGTCCGTGCGTGGACTCGTAGCCTTCAATGCAATAGATCCGCTGCCCGAGTGCGTCCTCCACTCCAGCTGGCCAGGTCGACGCTGGAACTTCGTCGGCCGGTGTGCAGGAGGAGAGCAGCATCAGGAAGCCCAGGGCCGCCGCCATCAGGCGGGCTTCACCCTGCGGTTGGACCAGCGGCGTGCGTCGGGGCAGTTGATGAAGTGGAGCGTGCGCGTCGGCTCGCCCTTCTCGTCCACCTCGAACGGTGCGCGCTTGGCACCAGACGTGAGCCCGAAGTACAGCGGCTGGTTGCAGCTGCGGCACTTCAGCACCGGCGTGTACACGCGGCGCGTGGGGTCGTACACGTTGGTCATCAGAAGGGCGCCTTCTCCGGCTGGCGGCGGCGCAACTCCTTCTCGAAGTCGTCCACGCCGTCCTGGTTTAACTTCGTCAGGATGCGGCGGTAGCTGGCCAGGGCCTCGTCTTCGGCCTCCTGGATGTCGGAGCCGACGTAGGCGTGCACCGCGATGTCGACTGTGCCGCGCTGGAGCGTGACCTTCACACTGGACACCGCACCGGTCTTCTCCGCGTTGGCCGCGTGGCGCAGCACCGCCAGGATCTCGGTGAGCAGCTGGTTGGTGGAGTCCATCACTTGCGCCTCTTCCTGGGCGTACTGGACCTGGAGTACAGCACGATGCCCTCGCGCGAGGCGCGTTCCAGGAACTCGTCCACCGTCTTCCAGGGAAACTTCACCACGTGCCCGGAGCGGAGCACCGGAAAGCCTGGCGTCTTCGACCAGCGGTCCAACGTGGAGCGGCTGATACCCAGGTAGGCGGCTTCCTCCTCCGGGTCCAGCAAGGGCTTGTCGGGTTGCGACTGGGCCATCTTTTCCACCGCGACGCTCATGGGCTGCGTTCCGCCCTGCTTTGCCTTGTCGTTTGCATGGCGTCCGCCAGCTTTCCGCGTCGTTAAGCAGGGCTCAACCTGGGAATTGACGATGGGTGACGATGGGGGATCAGGCGGGCTAGGCGGGGGCTCATCCGTGACCGCAGGGGGCGCTGGGGCCACGTTTTCCAAATTGTGACGCGAGGCATGCAGCGCAGCACGTTGAGCAGCTGCCCGCGCCCGCGCTTCGCGTGCCCATTCCATCGCCGCCGCGCGGTTGCCCCACCAGTTCTCTGCCGCTTGATCACCCACCACGGTGCCCTCCATTCAGGTCAGGATTGCCGGCACTACTCGCCTATTTCTGACCTGCCGCTTGCTAGTGTGGTTGACTCCTGCACATCAGGAAGTCCAGCATGGTAAAACCTACCTTACGATTCTGTGAAGGGGGTAGCACACGGGTGCAAGTGGCGTAATGCCGGCGGCATTCTCACGGGTTGTTGATACGCTCGGCGCTTCACAGGTCGGCCTCAAGTCGTTAGCCTTGGGGAGGCCCTGCGTGAGTAGTACGGAGTCGAAGCGGCGCGTGCAGTCGCAGCTGCACGTCACAATTCGCGAGGCGATGACCGCGCGTAACTGGTCGTCCACTCAGCTAGCGGACATCCTCGGGGTAAAGCTGGGGGTCGTGTCCCGATGGCTGACCCTGGTTGAGTGCAAGCGTGTTGTTCCTCTGCCCCAGACCTGCGTTCAGATCGCTGAGGTATTCGACCTGGACGCGGTTGAGGTGTTCAGGCTGGCGGGGTACTTACCCTTGGTCGATGAGGTCCCCACGTATCCGTCTCACCCGCATGAGCAGGAAATCCGCGTGCTCAAGCGACGCTACACGCGCATCCTGGAGAGCATTCCCGAAGATGCCTGGTCGGCCGCGTATGCCGTAGCCCGCGCCCACCTCGATGGGCTGCCGCTGCTCCTGAACGCCGTCGAGCCCGACTGAGCACGGGGCGCCCGCGCCGCCCCCCTCTTCTTTTGTTGCACATGCCTGTAAGGCTGGCTACAGTCTTGTCCCCGCCACACCTGCGCGGTACAACCAAAAAAGGCGCCCACGAGACTGGAACCTCGCGGGACGCCAGAACACCCGAAAGATGAGGTTTCGGAATGTCCAATCGCAAGACTAGCTCAGTCGAGATCGTCGCCGCCGAGATTCTGGATCAGGCTTCCGCCAAGAAGCCCCGCCGCGAGCGGGGCACGGGCGGGGTCCGCTTCGACGCCAAGCGCCAGCTGTACATCGCAACCTGGCCGCGCCCTGGTCAGAGCCCCAAGACCGTCTACGGCAAGACCCAGAAGGAAGCCCTGGACAAGCTCGAAGAGTGGAAGCGCGACGTGGCCTCGGGGCGCATCACCGAAGGCGTGGCCGAGCAGCTGGCCGCCCTGCCCAGCAACCCGACCGTGGGCGAGTGGATCGAGTACTGGCTCGAGCACGAGGTGAAGCCCACCTACAACGCGGCGGGCGAGCGTGAGGGCGGCAAGCAACCTACCACCCACGAGAACTACCGCTGGGTCTGCGACCGGCACATCTTCTCGCGCGCCATCGCTGGCAAGCGCCTGGACAAGCTGACCGTGGGCGACGTAGAGATCTGGTGGGAAGCCATGACCCGCGCGGGCGTCGGGATGCCCAGCCGCTACAAGGCCTACGTGGTGCTCAACGGGGCCATCACCCGCGCCATCAAGCGCCGCGACGTGACCGCCCTGCGCATGAACCCGGTGACCGTCTTCGGGGACGACGACCGCGTGCGCAAGCCCACCGCCGAGAAGAAGGAGGCGCCCACGCCTGAGGGCGTGCAGGCGCTGTACGCGGCCGTCCAGGGCGAGCGGCTGGAACTGGTGATGCACCTGGGCATCCGCCTGGGCCTGCGCCGCCAGGAGATCGCCGCGCTTCGCTTCGGAGACTTCGATCTGGCCAAGGGCGTGCTGTACATCCGCCGACGCTCCAATCGACTGAAGGGCCAGGGAGTGCTGGTGCGCTCGGGCTCCAAGATGCAGGATGACTCCGTGGAGAAGCCCATTCCGCTCTCGAACCCGGAGCGCTGGGCGATGCTCCTGGAGGAGCACAAGGCCCGCACCGCTGCCTTCGCCCTGGTCAACCAGCGGACGTGGACCGGCGCCGAGCCGACGTCGCCCTGGGCGTGGCTCTTCCCGACCCGCACGGGTGGGCCGATGGATCCCAACGAGATCTACCGCTGGTGGAAGTCGGTCGCCGCCCGCGCGGGCCAGCCCGACAAGACCCTCCACATGCTGCGCCACGACTACGCCACGCTGGGCATCGAGGCCGGCATGAGCCTCTGGGAGGTCAGCAAGGTGCTGCGGCATTCCAGCACCAACGTGACCGAGAGCGTCTACGGGCACATCACTGGCGCCCACGAGACGCGCCTGTACAGCCGCGTGGACGATGCGGTGGATGCCCTGCTGGGGACGGCCCTGGGTGAAGCTGCCTCTGGGTAGTCTCTCCTCCCTCAGCATCGACGGGGGCCGGCTGGCCCCCACCCTCAGGCGCCCTGTGCTCTCAGCCAGGGCGCGTTCGCGTGTTCAGGGAGGAACACGATGGCCATACGCCAGGTGAGTATGGAAGAGGAGCTACCGCCCGAGGGCTCCGAGGAGGAAGCGCTGGAGATCCTGCGGCAAGTGCCGCTGCGGATGCCCAGCTACGAATTGAAGCGGGTCAACGTCACCCAGCTGCTGGTGGACTACGCACCCCCAAACGGAAGTGGGTACGCCAGACCTTTGAACGACAACCGCCTCAAGATCCTGCGGCGGGACTGGGACTCGATGGCCTGCTCGCCGCTGATCATCTCCAGGCGGGACACTGGCGACCTGTACGTCATCGACGGCAACCACCGCCGCAACGTGGCCTTCGACAAGGGCATCGTCACCCTGCCGGCAATGATCTTCAGCGGCATGGACCGGGCACGCGAGGCCGACCTGTACACCAAGCTGGGGACGGTCCTGGGGCAGACGCCCTGGACGCGCTTCCAGTCGCGCCTGGTCGCCGGCGATGACGCGGCCAACGCCATCGTCAGGATCGCTACCGACAACAGCCTGGAGGTGAATGCCATCAGCTACCAGGACGGTCGCATCCAGGCCATCGCGCGGCTGGACTCGATCTACCTGCGCGGTGGTCCTGACGGGCTGGACTGGACGCTCAAGGTGCTCTGGGGATCCTTCAGCGGCAACCGCGAGAGCCTGGGCGAGATGCAGCTGGAGGGTGTGTTCAGCTTCTGGCAACGCTACGCGGCGCTGGTGGATGAGACCGAGGTGGTGCAGCTGCTCGGGGCAGCTGGTCTCAACGTCTGGCATGACCGCGCGGCGTCGATCTGGGGCCGCTCAGACGTGGGCAAGAGAAGCAACACCTACGGCATGGCCATCGCTGACCTGATCAACGACACCTGGCGGCGCAGGGGCAAGCGGGTGAAGGAACTGCTGCCGGCCTGGGCGCCCAACATCGCCCAGCTGGCAGGCGGCTACCGCATGGGTGTGCGCAGCGGCTACTCGACCAACTCCGACCGCGCGCCGCAGCACCTGGGCAAGGAGGCCTGATGGAAGTTGTTGGAAGCGTCGACCCCAGCGAGATCCCGCACGGGATGGTCCACGCCGCGCAGGGTGTCTGGACGCGGCTGGCCGACCAGGTCATGGAAGCCCACCAGCAGGGCAAGGTGCTGGTCATCAAGGCCAGCAACCAGCAGGAATTCAAGCGCATGCGCAACGGCATGGCCGAACGGCTCAGGAAGGCTGGCTACAGCCGCAGCTTCACCGCCGTAGACGAGCCCGATGGCTCCATCAAGATCTACTGCCAGCTGGTGGACATCCGCAGCCAGGGGGTGTCGGTGGTCAAGGGCCCGGTGGGGCGACCCAGGAGGCGAGCCAGTGCCTGAGGTTCGCGTCGCTGAGTATCCAGTTTGTGACGTGCCGTACGAGGTCTGCGAAGCCCCCGAACGTTTCATGTCCAAAGTCGTGTGCGACATGCAGACCGGGTGCTGGAACTGGACGGCCGCCCTTTATTCCAACGGCTACGGGCACTACACGGATGGAGGCAAGTATCACCGGCGCGACCTGCTAGCGCACCGCTGGCTTTGGGAAGAAGTGTTCTTCTTTCCGCTCCCGCGAGAGATCGACCTGGACCATTTGTGTCGGAACCGCGCGTGCGTTCGTCCCGAGCATTTGCTGCCCGCGACACGCAGCCAGAACCTCAAGCGCGGCGTAGGGGTTGGCGGGGATCGGACCAGTGCATTGTGGAGGACACGATGGAAGTCCGAGTAAGCCCGTTTCCTTGCTGCGATTTTTGCAGCGACGTGGAGCCGCGCTTCCTGGAGAACTGCGAGAGCTTCCAGGCCACCCTGCTGGACGGCACCGTTGTGGGTCGCTCCAGGGGCGACTGGGCCAGCTGCGCCATGTGCCACGCCCTGGTCCAGGCCAGGGACTGGCGGGCCCTCAAGCGCCGCGCCGTGGACGCCATGCAGCGCAAGTACCCGAATATCCCCAAGAAGCGCCTCGACTACGGCGTGGACCTGATCCACCGGCAGTTCAGGACACACAAGCCAGTCGAGGACCTGAACCCATGAGCGCTTCAGACGAGATCGCTGATTACCTGGCCGCTACTGCTGCTGCCGAGCGGCGCAAGCATGAACACCCTACGGAGTCCGAGAGCATCGTCCAGATGACAACACCGGGTGAGCCGTGGGGCGCGGTGTTCATCGACACCGAGGATGGCCGCATCTGGTGCGAGCCTGTCGCGGTGTGGGCCATCGTCCAGGACCGAACCACCCACAATAGCTATTTCGGTGAGCCTGTCGAAAGACAGGTACACGGTCTCGTCAACGATCCCATACTGGGCTACCTGACAACGCCCACCAGCCTCTGTGATTCCTTCACCTGGCAATTTCTGGGCTACACGCCCCGCGCCAGCTTCAGCGAAACGCGCTATCGGCAGAAGGCCAAGAACAACCACTGGGGGAAAGACCCACTATGACGGGCAGCTGGGTGGAATGGTTCGCCACGGCCATGCTGCTGGTGACTACCGCGTTCAGCTACAGCTACGGGCAGTACACCACCGCCGTGGTCGCCGGCGTGTGCGCGGGGTTCATCGGTGGGGTCAGTATCGCGAGGCTGGTCTACGAGCGGCGCCGATGACGTGGTACGGTGCGTGGTGGAGACCCACCCGTGGCCTGGGCGCCACCACCCGCCTCGGCGGACCAAAGGCGCGCCGGGGGCGACCTGCCCCCATCGAGACCCGCGTTGCATGGTGCTGGAAGCTGGGCGCCTTGATCGCCCTGGCCGTGCTGGTCGCCTGGTACCACGCTGAAGCTGGCCTGCGTAGTCCTGATGGCGCGAACGGGCCGCTGACTTACATCACCCTGCTGACAGGAATCACGCTACTCGGGGTCGGGGCAGTTGTAACCTGCACGGGCGCCATCGTGGTGTTCTGGACCTGGGGCCTGGCAGCCTGGGTCCTGGGCCTCATGAGCAAAGCCCCATGACCTTCACCGATTGGGCGGAGCTTGTGCTGCTGGCCGTTCTGGGCGTGGCCCTGGTCGTGGCTATCGCCCAGCGCACCGGGTGCCTGCACGGATGACACACCCGAAGCGCAAGCAGATCTGGCACGGTGAGCCCGCCAGCAGCAACTGCATGTGCGACAGGCATTACCGCTGCGCGGGCACCCGCTACAGCTTCGAGGGCTACGTCACGGAGTGCGGTTGTCCCTGCCATCCGTGGTACGTGGTCCCAGAGCGTCGGTGGAGGTCCCCTGTAAGCGACAATTCAGACCAGAATGTTGCTTAACTCACGCCGATTCGAAATTGGAAAACGCCTATCCCCTTCTGCCCGAGGGGAAGAAGACGGGCCTTCTCAAGGGGGCTCCCTAAGTTTGCCCAGAGGCTCGGCCAGGGTCAGCCATGGTCCCTGTTATGCTGCTGTAAGCGACAAAGCTAAGCAACACAGGTTACTGTAAGCGACACCCGCAATGGCTACCTTTGACCTACCCACAGAGATGCGACTACGTGGCATCGAGGACCGACTGGCCCACGTCGAGGAACGCATGGCGACCAAGGCCGACATCGCCACGCTGCAAGCTGACCTGGCCACCATCAAGGCCAAGCTCGATCACATCCCGACCAGTTGGGTCGTCTGGGTGTTCATCTTCAGCACCACGATCCCGATCTACGGCATCCTGGTGACGCTGCTCTGGAACACGATCCACCACTAGGTAGATACATGTGCCGTTATGTCTGACAAACCTGAACTAACGTACGGCCAGATTGCCGACTTTCAACTCCGGTTGGCTGACAAGGCTATTGCAGAACTCCGCGCCGAGGTTGAACGGCTGACGGCTGAACGCGATCTAGCCCAAGAGTACGGACGGACGATCTACGCCTCAGCCGAAAGGTATCAGGCTGAGCGCGACGAACTCCTAGCCGAGTGCGACCAGTGGCAGAAGAAGGTCGCCGATCTGTGGGTCGAGATCGAGGCGCTGCGCGAGTCTGTCGCCTGGAACACCGAACAGCGCGCCATCCAGAACCGCGAGGTTGAGCGGCTGGTGCTGGAGTTCCCAAAGAAGCTAGCTCCGATTGCTCAGGAGAACACCGACCTCCGCACCGAGAACGAGCGGCTGCGGGCGGCACACGCCGAACTCGTCGCGGCTGTGGGAGACGTGATGGGCACTATTGACCCGATCCTCTGCTCGCCTGAGTACAAACGGCTCTGGGATGCCTATGAGCCATTTGATAAAGATAAGAACTAATGGATCTGCCAAAGTACTGGCGCTGCCGGATCGTAAAAGTGCGCGGCTTGGGCTGGCTGGAATGGCTCTGGCCGGCGTTCGGCCATCTCATAAAGATCAACCTGGACGAGGCTTACTGTGAACGCTGCGACTGGCGCGAGCCGCTTCCGTCATCTTGGTAGCAAATAAGAACTACTAGGTTGGACAAGCGCTCCTCCTAGATGACGCTCGCGACCCAGGCGAACACTTTGGGCAAGAGCCAGACTAGGATGATGACCACCACCGCTGCGCCAGCTAGGAACAGCCCCGCCGCGTCCATGCGTTGCTCCAGACGATCCGTGGTGGACGGGCGCTTGCGGCTATAGCCGACACTGAGCGTGACGTTCACCGTCATGCTGCTGTCCCGCTCGTCAGACGAGCCAGACGACGGAGAAGCCGCCGAGTCGGGCGAAGTCATCACGACTGACGTTGTCCCAGATGCCCTTGTAACCCGGCGCGCTATTGGCCACCCACAAGGTGTTGCCCTGCACCCCCCTGATCGACACCCAGTGGTACCAGGCGGCGCCCGACATCATGCCCGTGCCGTCCTGGGCCAGCGCGTAGGTCGTGTCGAAGTCCAGCCAGCCCTGGTCAGTACTGACGCCGTACGTCTGCAAGACCGCGCGCAGCGCTGACCCGTCGGCGTTCATCAGTCCGTACTGCGGGTTGATGTTCTGCGGGTAGCCGATCTCGTACACCGTCGACTCACGGCTGGTGTAGATGTCGCTCGCGGTGATCAGCCCGGTAGCGCGCTTGACCCACTCCAGACTGCACGCCGAGCACGTCCAGTCGTACAGTTGGCCAGGCATGCTCGTCCACGGATCGTAGAGTGGCGGGCCTGCGGGTGCCTCGTCATCACCGAAAGGGGCACCGTTTTACGGCATTGTCCCTTTCGTACCAGACGTACTCGGCGTCGCGGGCAAAGGTCAGACTGACGCGGTTGCCCTCGTCCATGATGATGTAGCGCTCGTCCGAGCGCGCCTCGTCGTTGTTGTCAGAGATCGCCTGGGCCACGCCGGGGCCCACCACGAAGTCGGTCATGAGTGGTCAGGCGCCCCCAATACGTGATTCTTGTCGCTCGAGAGGTACGCGGGATCGGTGCGCATCAGCGTGTCGTACTCGGTCTGGTCGAACAGCACCGCGACCTTGTGGGCGCTGCCGACGGCGCCGCCGCTCGGCTCCATGCCCACGATCAGCCCATCGCCAGGGTCGACGTACACCACCTGAAACTGGAAGGGTTGTTCGCTCATCTCTCTACTCCAATTGCCAGCGTCCGGGTCCGTCCATGCGGTTGACCTGGAGTCTGACGTGCGACTCACCCAGGGCGTCCTGGTCGGTCGCCTGCACCTGACCGCACGGGCAGCCCTCGGTCTGACACTTGGTCACGAACATCTGCTGCACCGACGCTGGCTGCGCGCCGCCGCCCACTGGGTGGGTGCTCGTGGCCTGACACTCGGGGCAGACGACAATCAGAAAATCGTGGTTTTCGGTGCCGTCCATGTTGGTGGTGTGGACGATGGTCGCGGGATCGACGGTGCCCTCGTGCGCGCCACCGGGAGCATCATCGTGGTTCACAGACCAGGGAGAAATGGAAAAGTCAGTTACGTACACGCTCATGGATTGGCCTCGATAGTCAGATTTTGGCCGGCAGCGTTGGCATAAAAGTTCGCCGCGCCCGCGGCAGAACTAGTCGCCAGCAGAATCGTGTCGTTGGAGCTACTCTGCCAAACCGTCGGCTGCGCGCAATTCGCGACTTGCCACGTGCCATTTTTCGTGACCGTTGGGGCGACAGCTTTTCGGGCTTTGTAAGGGACGGTCAGCCAGATTGCTTGGCTCGCGGCCGTGGCGACGGTGCCGCCCATGACCCATCCAGATCCAACACCCTCACCGATCAACTCGTAATACCGCAGGCACCGCGCGAGGTCGTC